GGTATCTATCGGGTGGGAAGTGCATGATTATGCGTTAAAGATCATGACTGGAGAGATTGTAGATCCTACCTGGTACGTTACGGTCTTCAACTACGACGGCGATGATATTTACAATGAGGCGAATTGGTACAAGGCGAATCCGAGCCTTGGATATACGATTTCCATAGAGGCGTTCAGGGAAGCAGCGCTGAAGGCAAAGAACAATCCTGCTGACGAACGTTTGTTCCGTTGGCTGAGGCTGAACCAGTGGATCACGACCAAGCTCACCACATGGCTGCCGCTGGATGTGTTCGATCAGACGGTAGGAGAGTGGACACGCAATGACCTGGCAGGGAAAGAATGCTATGTAGGAATGGATCTGTCATCTACGACAGATTTGACAGCATTGTGCGCGCTATTCCCTCCACAGGGCAATCAATTGGAATGGCGGGCGATCTGGGATACGTTCATACCGGCTGAAAACATGGTGGAGCGGGTGCGCGTGGATCATGTGAAATATGACCAGTGGGAGAAGGACGGCTGGATCATGGCGACCACTGGCAATGTAGTTGATTACACCGAGGTGAAGAAGCGGATCATGCTGTGGAATGACCTGTACCACGTTAAAGAGGTACCCAGCGACCGTGCGTTCGCGGCGATGCTGCTGCAGGAACTAGAGAAAGAGCACATTACATGTGTGGATGTTCCTCAAACATATGCCGTGATGACGGGTCCGATCAATCTGATCGAAACGCTGTTGAAGCAGGGCAAGCTGACGCATGAGAATAACCCGGTGGCGCGTTGGACATTTGGCAATGCGAGCATTGCGAAGAATGGGAACGAACAGATCAAGTTCGTGAAAGAGCACAAGGGAAGGAGCGTTGTGAGGACGAAGCGGATCGATCCGATTGTGGCACTGGCGAACGCTATGGCGCGCGCTCAGTATTACCAGGGAACCGTGGACTTGAGCGCGGCAATTTTGAGCGACGACTGGGGTATGTGATGAGAATAGACAAATATCTGGATGATTTACTGGCGATCATTGGCTGCGCGCTGATCCTGTATGGGGTCTGGATCATGTATCCAAACCTGATCTGGTTCGCGGCGGGTGGCATATGCCTGATCTTTGCTTTCATGATCGGATTGGGAAGGGTTAAATGAGCATTATCAGTAACGCCATAAGGACCATTCGCAATGTTCCGATGCCGGAACCTGGCGCGCCACCGATTCAGCCTGAAATCAGACCGGATTATATTCACTCATACGGAAGGCATACGCGGACTGGAAAATATGTTTCTGCAGAAACGGCAAAGACGATCGCGACAGCGTACCGCTGCGGGAATATTTTGAGCGATGATATCGCTTCTCTGCCATTCCAGGTATTCAAGAAAACAGGCCGGTCGATCATACAAGTTGAACCGAACGATGTAACACGCAACACGGCGTACCTGATGGAGATCGAGCCGAACCGCTGGATGACCCCTTTCCTGTTCAAAAAGACAATCATCACATGGCTACTCTATTATGGGAATGCTTATATCTGGGAACCAATCGATTCATACCGGGAGTGGTTTATCCTTGATGCAGATAAAACCTGGCCGGAATTCGACAAGAATGGCGGTCTCTGGTTTAAAACGATTTTCCCGAACGGGAAGGAAGAGCATATTCCGGACAACGAGATCCTGCATCTGATGATCAATTCGACGAATGGACTCTCAGGCAGGAGCGTGCTGACGTACGCGCGGGAAACAATGGGTCGGCAGCTGGGGGCGCATGAGACCCAAGATAGCATTTATTCTCAGGGATTGAACCCGGCGGCTGTGCTGTGGGTTGATGGTGAAGTCAATAAAGAGGCGCGGGAGAAGATCAAGGACTCGTACATCTCGGCGATTCGCGGGAGCGAGAACTCGGGCGGTGTGGCGGTGATGGACAGTCGGGTATCAAAATTCGAAGCGATCACGATAAAGCCGGCAGACGCGCAGTTCCTGGAGACAGTAGCAGCAACGGACGCGGAGATTGCGAATTTCTTCGGGATGCCGCTGCACAAGTTGAACATGGGCAAGCAGAGTTATGAGAGCAATGCCCAGCAACAATTAGATTATCTTTCGACCACGCTGAACCCGTACCTGGTTCAATGGGAACAGGCAGGGCGGATGAAATGGCTGCGAGCTGAAGAACGCGGCAATACATACTTAAGATTTATTCGGGAAGCGTTATTGTGGATGGATGCGAAAACAAGGTCTGAATACCTGAAGGGCATGGTTTTGTGCGGATTGATGACACCGAACGAGGCGCGTCAGGTGAATGATCTATCAGCATACGAAGGCGGGGACACTTATTACATCCCATCGAATATGGCACGGGTTCTCAGTGATGGGAGCCTGGACGCGGCAGGTAATAAAGCCAATGAGGTTCTATAGGATTACCAGATGCCATGATGAAAATGAGTGAGTTACAGAATCGATACGCAGGACGACCAGCGGCAATTTTGGGCGGCGGCCCGAGTCTGCCTGAAGATCTGAAGCGTATCCCAGCAGGAGCGCTGCTCATCGCGGTCAATTATCATGCATTCAAGATTGTGCGGGCAGAATTCATGGTTTACAACGATCATATAGAATCCGACCCCAGGCTGGAAAAGGCAGTTCAAGAATTAAAAACAATTCGCGTCACCAATGGTCCGACATCGGATGTGATATTCGATGTGCCAGTATGGACTGGTTTCTACAGCTCAAACACAGCGACATGGTTCGCGCTGTGGATGGGTTGCGACCCGGTGATCCTATGTGGGATGGACTGCTACCAGGGAGATCGGGTTTATTTCCATGAATATGATCATGACAGCCCGGTATTTCATTATCCGTTGGAACATCATTTAAGTCCGTGGAAAGAGGATGGCATGCATTTATTACCACATCCGGAGCGCGTGAAGGCAATGAGCGGTCCATTGATCAGTGTATTTGGGCAATATGGAGGTAATTATGGTTAAGAATGAACCTGTACGAATTATCGAGGGAAGCGCGAAACCGTTTGAGCGGTTCTGGAACCTGCGCAGCGCAGAGGATAGTGAAAGCGGGGAACCTGAAATCGAGTTCTATGGGCCGATCTCAGAATATAGCTGGTTTGGGGATGAGATCACGCCGAAACTGTTCAAAGATGATCTGGAAAAGCATGGCGGAGGCGGTCCTGTGACGATCAGGATCCATTCACCAGGCGGGGATGTGTTCGCGGCAAGCGCGATCAGGGCGATGATCGTAGATTACCCAGGGAAGGTCACTACCAGGATCGATGGATTATGCGCGAGCGCCGCGACATACGTGGCGATGGCAGGAGATCACGTGGTGATGCAGGATAGCGCATTCTTCATGATCCACGACCCGTGGACGATCACTATCGGCGGGGTGGAAGAGCTCAAAACTACGATCAATTTCCTGAAAACGATCAAAAACGGGATCGTGGAGACCTATCAGAACAAAACCCATCTGGACGCTGAAGAGCTGGAGCGGATGATGAGCAACGAGACTTGGATGACTGCGCGGCAGGCGCAGGAAAAAGGTTTTGTGGATGAGGTGGTAAGCGTGAGTGATGCAAAACCGTTCAAGCTGCAGCTACAGAATATGGCAGTTTTGAACTGTTTGAACAGCTATAAGAATGTACCAATTGAATTGCTCAGCGATGCTGAGATTGAAGAAAATTCTCAATCGGACGAAGACCTGGTCAGCGATGGGGATGAGTCTGATACAGAAGATACATCGATCCAGGATATAGAAAAGACTCCAGGAACGAATGTGGAAGGCGGGCCAGAGTTAAACGTTGAGAATGAAGATTACTCGCAACCCGTCGTTGTTGACCAGGGAGATGACGCGGAAGAACTGCAGAAGAATTTGCGGGAACTCCGTGATTACCTGGATATTTTTGGACCAAGGAGACAAATATGAAGTTGAAAGAATTGTACGAGGCGGCAAAAGCCGCGGAAGAGAAGGTTCAGGAGGTCATGCAGGATATGATCACTGCCTTCGCAGACGGTACAGAGGAGGGCAAAGCCAAAGCCCTGGAATTACGCCCGGCGCTGGACGAGGCGAAACTTCAGGCTGAGGAAGCCAACCTGCTGTATATCAGCGCGCGTGAAGCTGAGGTTAATCACCAATATGCTAATGCGGGTAAGTTTGTGCCTGTTCCTGGTAATGAGGAAAGCTCTCGCAAGCAGATGACCCGGGCCGAGTTTGAAGCCCTCTCCGCTGCGGACCGGATGTCATTCATGCTGGGAGACGGCAAGATAAGCGACTAGCCGCGGGGCGGTCCCGCGGCGGTGAAATCATTTATTTTCGAAAGGATTAGAAAATGGCTAACACTTTAACTGATTTAATGGGCACTATCTATAAAGCCCTGGACGTTGTCTCGCGTGAGTTAGTCGGGTTTATCCCGGCTGTCACGGTGGACTTTGACACCGCTGAACGGGCGGCAGTAGGCCAAGATATTAAATTCCTGGCTGCATCAGAAGTGTCTGCTGGGGATACTACGCCTTCCACGGCGCTGAATCCAGCCGACATCAACGAGGCGCCCACCACAATCAAGATCACCAAATCCCGCTCGGCGGCATTCGCGCTGACCGGCGAGGAATTGAAAGGTCTGGAAAATTCGGGCTCGCGCCAGATGCTGGTGCAAGGAAAGTTCGAGCAGGCCATTCGCACGCTGGTGAACGAGATGGAATCTGATCTCTTCAGCGCTGTGAAGACTGCCGCTTCCCGCGCCTGCGGAACCGCTGGCACGACCCCGTTCGCAACGGCCGCGGACATGAGCGACCTGGCGAATCTGGCGCTCATCCTGGATGACAATGGCGCGCCGGCGACTGACCGCCACATGGTATTGAATAATACCGCTATGGCAAGCCTGCGGGCCAAACAGGGTAACCTGTTCAACTCCGGGCCGGAATTGCTGCGGCGCGGCATTCTGACCGAGCTGGAAGGATTCTATATCCATCAGTCCGGGAAGATCGTTCAGCATACCAAGGGCACAGGAACCGGGTTTCTGGTGGACCTGACCGCCGGGTATGCGGCCGGCGCGACAGCGATTCATGCTGACACGGGCTTAGGAACAATTCTAGCAGGAGATATCCTGACCAACACCCAGGCGAGCCGCGACACCAATAAATATGTCGTAAAAACCGGGGCAACCGGCGCAACCGGAGTGGATGTTGATCTCGTGCTGAACAAACCTGGTCTGAAGGTCGCCTGGGTTAATAATGATCCGCTGGCTGTCGGCAACAGCTATACCGGAAACTTTGGTTTCCACCGCGGCGCAGTATGGTTCGCTGTACGCCCGGCTGCTGTTCCAGAAGGCGGCGACGCGGCTGCGGATGCGTTCATCATCGTGGATCCAATCACGGGGCTCCCGTTCGAGGTGCGCATCTATCCGCAATACCGCCGGACGGTCTATGAAATCGCGGCTGCATGGGGCGCCGCGGCAGTCAAGAGCGAGCACATTGCGACGCTGCTCGGGTAGTTTTAATAAATATGGGTGGGGGTAAAACCCCACCCATAAGTCCGAGGCATTAGAGGGCATCCCTGCTCACTTCGTTCGCGGGATACGTCGTTTTTTTATCAAAAAGAAAATAGGAAAAAACTCCTATGGGTATAGTTCAAATCTTTTGCACGGCTAACCAGGTGATCGAGGATCTGCATTTACGTGGATTCGAGGACGCGCTGATGGATCGGATCAAGGAAGCGAGCGATACGATCCGGCGGAAGGGCGGGTTGTTCATCCCAGTGACTGAGACGCGGAAATTCGGACAGGATCCATTGAACGCTAATAAGCCTCTCTACGTTGATCACCTGCTGTCTGTCACCGGAATAATCACGAATGATGGCAATGCGGTGACGGATTACACGCTTTATCCATTGAATAAGTGCTGGGAGAATGGGCCATACATCCAGATTGTGCAGGATGGAAACTGGGCGGATGAGGATGGGATTGTGATCCCTGGCAGATGGGGTAAATACGAGGAATACGCTGCGCTGGAAATCATCGGTACGCAGGCAAACGCGGCTGTGACCAGTCTGGCGGTTACGAACGGTAGCCTGATCAGCCCTGGAATGATCCTGAAGATCGAGGATGAGCAGGAGTATGTGACCGAAGGGAATGGTTCGAAGAACAGCCCGGCGGCAACCGCTGCGATCAGTTTGGTTAATGGTTCGATCTATGAGGCGGATAGCGCTATCACGGTCGATAACGGGGCAGAATTTAACGCGGGCGAGGTGATCCAGATCGATGTGGAGGATATGAAGATCCTCAAAATCAATGGAAACGTGCTGGCAGTGGAACGCGGTTGGAATGGCACCACGCCGGTGGATCATGCGAACGATTCGGCGATCGGGGTATACCGGACCTTCATGGTTGTGCGCGGCGTGAACGGCACCACAGCGTCAGCGCACACAACGGCTGATATTTATCAGTGCAAGGTGCCGGACAGCGTGAATTACTTATGCAGGCAAATCGCAGCGCTGATGCGGATGAAGGCAGCGAGCGGTTTTACCGGGATTACGGGAAACGCCGAAGGCGGGCAGGGCAGCTATTATAGCGAGTTCCCGCCCAACCAAATCGCCGCAGTGCTGGCTCCATTCAAGATATGGGATGACTGATGGCGAAATACGTTACTGACGCCGATTTGGATATGCAAATCACTGCGGATGAGCTGGAGGCGCAGATGAAATTATTGGAAAAGATGCCGGCTGAAATGAACAAGGAATTCATCAGCGCGGTGCGCAAGGGAAATTCGCTGATGAAAAAGAATCTGGTGCCCAGGGTAAAGCGGTTCAGCGGATCAACGGCGAATTCGATCAGGAGCTCATTGAAGGTACACGGGGTTGGGATGGTTACAGGTATCACTGGACCGGACAGGAAACGGGCGCACATCTTCCGGTTCATGCAATATGGACGATCTC